CATGGTTTCCTTCAAATCCAATATAGTATGGACTTTTACGTTTATTGTGTCGAAACTTCCATCGCATACGTTCCATAGCATCATTATAGTGTTCGATGTCTTCTGCATAAGATTGAGATACGATAGCCTGTGGGTAACGAGTGTCGTATGTATTCAACGACCGCATATCAGCGCCATCACCTAGGTCAACAACATAATCAGGTTTAAGGTCATATAGGAACTCCCCCAACCAACTAAATCGTTCGTTGCTTACCGAAGGATCACTATGGGCGCAACTAAAGACTACTACTGTTTTACCTGCCATTAAAAATCTCCTGTTTCCCAAGATGCCACAATAAACTTTAGTCCAAGATTATCATATTCTTTACTATATGTAGCTTCAAAACCACCTGTCCCTGTCGTATAGGGGCTTACATTAAACTCAGTCCCGCCATCATAGGCAAAACCTAGAAGTCTTCGCGCTTCCCGACGGAGTTCCCATTCTTGAGGGACGCCTTCTTCTGCTAAAACCCACTTCCAGTCAAGGGACTTCATAGCTTTAGCTACTCTACCAAAGTCAAACTGATCCATAACTTCATCAATGTGTTCCTGCTTAGTCTTCATTCGTTGACCTCTAATGGTTGAATGTTGCTTTTGAAGTAGTTGACAAGATACATAACTTCTTCTTCGGTTTGATACCAAGAGTTGATTTGCTTTACAACTCCATCTTCTTCGATCTTTAGAACTACCATGTAGTTATAGCCTTCACTGATGTCATCGTCAAGATCAACCTCTGCCTTTTCTAACTCATCAACGTAGAAGGGGCCATCAACTACGTCCCATATCAAAAACGTTGCAGACTTGTTGATAGACCCTTTCCGTTCCCAAGTCAACTTGTTTATCACAAAGTTTTTTACACTCAGCAATAGTTGCCCAAATCCTTTTAGCATCTGCATGGTTATCAATTTCCTCAATAGTCATTGGGTCAACTTGGTATGGAACTCTTTGGTCGATAATCTCAAACGGTTTCATCTATCCATTCCTTTGGGATAAGTTTGTCAGCATAAAGGAACCCAAACTTATTACACCAATCCGCATATGAAGTCTTAGACCCTTTGTTTATCTTAGCCCTAGAGTTAGAAAAGACAAAACGAATATCAAGGTGTGGATATTGCTGCTTAATTAACAAGTGTTTCTTTCGATCAGCAGCAACAAACCTACCTTTAGACTCAATGATGATGCCATTAGGAAGTTCAAAGTCGGGCGTATAAGTATGAAGGCTTTCTGGAACAGAGTAACTAATCTTAAGTTCTTCATATCTAACTGGCACAGACAGAGACTTGAGTTGTTCAGAAATCTTATCCTCAAGTCCCGACCTGTAACCATGCTTTATGGCTTGGGTGGTTCCCACAGTTGATTGTCGTATCGCCTTAGCCATAAAAGTCTCGCATTCTCAATTACCCTTTCTGTATCACCCTGATAGGCTTTGACTACAGCATCCCATAGCTTTTCTTCTGTGTCGCAATCTTGTAGAAGTTTATCAGCCTTTACAGGGCCAATGCCATGAATGCCTACGATATTATCTGCTCTATCACCAGTCAAGATTTGAGTATAGAAGAATTTAGTTCCCCCGAAAGGTTCTACCTTACCCCATTCACCCTTACCAAAGTTATAATGCCAACAAGGGAGTTGAAGCATATCCTTATCAATAGAGGCAACAACACAATTATAATCAAGTGCAGCAGCAGCTTTTGAAATCAGATCGTCAGCTTCTTCCCCAGAACTTGTAATGGCCCCATAATTATCAGTTAAATACTCTCGTGTTAATCCTAGGTATTGTGGCTTTTCGGTATATTTCCTATTCCCTTTATACTCATGGGATTTAGCAATGTCATACCGAAAGTTACCACTACCTGTTAGATAGACCTGAAAGTCATCTGATGATGCGAAAGGAAAACCAACACACTCGTTAAGAATGTAAGTGATAATTTCCTCAGTCTTCTTTATCGCATCATCAGGGGCTTTATCTTGAGTGGAAAAGGCAGCCCTATATGCGATAATGTCTCCGTCCACTAAAACTTTACCGCGCCCCAAAATGTCTCTCCCTATGACAATTAGCGCATAGTAATACGCACTTATCTAACTCAGCCTTTGCCAAAACCCAATCTCCCCTTAAAAGTCTAGAGGGGTTATCTAGTTTTGTATCCCCATCTATGTGGTGTATATCATACACATAGGAAGGATAAGTATTACCACAATCCAAACACTTATTACCAATATATTCTATAGCTTTTAGTTTAGATTCCCTAGCAGCAGTTTTTTGTCTATGGCGTCTTTCCAAGACCCAACTTGTGTTTTCTGAAAGTGTCTTGTGGTTCTTTCTCGAAGAAGAATTGGCACAAACTTTACAGTAATATGCCAATCCAAATTTTGAGGTTTTGTCTTTGTGGAATGAGTCTAAAGGCTTAAAGACGCTACACTTAGGGCAAGTTTTACCGTCTACTAAGACTTTACCTTTATTTTCCACTTGATTACTTCCTTAAAACTGACCAAAAACGACTTCGCCATCATCTTTTTCAAACCCTACGTTCACCACATAGGAGAAGCCAGCCCCTCGAAAGGCGTCTGTCAGGACTTGTGCAGCCTCATAGAGGTCAGTCACGTTATCCCGAACAGCACCAGTCTGCCCATCAAACCCATCTTCTTCTTGAGTATGAGTAAAGGTAATAGAGATTTTCATTCTTTTGTCTTTCCAGCACTAAATACAGACACAAGAAACGCTGTGGCAAACCAAGTTCCAAACGTATATGGGATAGACAGCGCAGGGAACAAGGTATTAAGAGAAGCAATAACCAGAAGGGGTGCAGCCACAATTACAAGAATTGCAATAGCAAAAACCAAAAAAGGGTTCATCTTTTCAGTTTTAATTTTAATCATCTTATGCCACCTTAAAGAGTTCGTTGTTGGAGTAGTTCCCTTCGTTGCTCTCGTAAGGAACGTGTTCAGTGATACCGATATTAACCAAACGGATACCAGCCCCATCGCTATAGGTTTCAAACTGAACCATAGCCTTAGTGCCATTACCCAAAGCGCCATCATCAGTGAAGGACCACCAACGCTTATTAGCTGGGTCACGCAAGTCAACAACACCGATTGGACCACCATAGTTTACATCAGTGGTTCCACCTTTTTTGTTGTCAAAGGTCTTGATGTTGTCCTTAACGTCACGCTTGGCTTTCATGTATTTGCCAACACCGTAGTTTGCATTGCCATCAATGATGCGCTTATGGCCAAGTGGTGCTAGGTCCAAACCTTCTGCCGTCAGCTTTTCAATCTGGTCGTAGTCAGTGAAGTAAAGGTTGACTACATACTGGCCACCTTTCTTTGCAATATCCTTCTGCAATTTGATGCCGTCTGGATTGCCCATATCAGCATTCTCTGGAAACACTCGTGCGTATTCCAGAACCATTTCCATTGTGTATCGAGCCATCGGGTTTCCTTTTCTTGGCTGTGTAATAGTATATAAGACCTTTTTTCGGGTTTTGTAACACAAAATCTTGTAGAAAAACGTAAGTTCTACACTTATGTTAGAACCTGTTGCACGAAAGACTCACAAACTAGTGGATTTCTCCGTAAGTCTTACCGAACTGAACATCAGCCCCAAGGGGAACATTCAGTTGAACCTTCTCGTTTAGTTTAGATGCTGCCCAATGTAATAGTTGGTCTACTTCTTCCTCTTTACCAAGTTCTACAAGAGCAACTATCTCATCATGGAACTGACCAATAGTCTTAATGCCATTCTTACGGCATAGAGCAACCCAAGTATCAAAGCAGAAGACGCCAGTGCCTTGGTTAAGAGTAGAGAAACGATCCTTCTCAGAACGTAGGCTATACCAGAACTTAGAGACAGGGTTCTGTAGCCACATAGAGTCAAACAGTTCCCTGATCCGAACACCCTCAGAAACCTGCTTAATAGCCCAGTTACGCGCCCAGAAGGCTTCTAGTAGCACCTTAGCTTCCTTAACAGTTAGACCTGTCCCACGGGCCAATTTAGCGGCTCCAATGCCATATGTAGCACTGTAGTTCACAACCTTGTAGGACTTACGGACTTTCTTAAGGTCTGGTCGTTCTCCACGATTGTAAGCATCAATGTCGTCTTGTGTGACAGTTCCAGCAAACTTAGCCAAATCCAAGTGTGGATCGAAACCTTTTCGAGACATATCTTCTACATAGTCAGGATCAAGAGGCTGCATATAATGTCGTTTGGTAGTATCTTCTAGGCTAACCATATCAGCACCAGCAAGAGTGTATCCCTCTGGGCAGGTAAGGCATCCCCTGATTACATCACCATATGGCTTGTCCACACTAGGTAGGTTCACCAAAGGTTTAGAATGCTTGAAGCGTAGAGTGTTAGTCAGGCCAGCAATCTCAGCCTTAAGATAGCCATCTACATGACAGTCTAAGAAAGACTTTAGAATGCCAGCACGATGGGTTAGAACAGTCAGGCCATCGAGAAGATCAACAGCAGGGTCAACTTCTGCCAACTCCTTGACGCTTTCACAGAGATCACTTTCGTTACGGATTTGAGCAATCATCCTTTCGTCGCCTGTATCCTTATCCCGAACAAACTTGAAAGTAATTGGTTGCCACCCTAGAGAGTATAGCCAATCCTTTACTTGATCGTTAGAGTTAGGATTACCAAGTTCCTCGCCTGTCTTAACAACAAAAGATTGGGTTGTAGTCTGTTGTTTATACTCTTTGCACAGTTCTACCCACTTCTCACCATGAGCAGACAAGGAACGATCTTTACGATACATATTCTTTGGTTGTGTGACTACACGGGTAAGAATACGTTTAGGCATAGCATGAGACAGTTGCTTTACCTTTTCTTCCTTAAGGACCATGATTTCATCATAAGCGTTTTGTGCCATAGGGACATCTAATTTCCACCGCAGGGCTTCCTGTTCTCTAGCACAATCCATCTTGAAGCTAAGATAGTCGATGAAACGATCTTTTTCTTCTTCGTCTTGATAGAGGCGGTTTAGTTTGATTTCCAAGTCACGCCACAGTCGAGTGTTGATTTTAACATCTTCATCACAACGGTGAGCATAGTCTTCTGGCGTCAGAGAGTTCCAGTCTTTAATGATAGGCTTAGGAACCCCGTAGTCTACGCCGTAACCTTCAAGACCATGTTTGATACGATCGTGGTTAAGATACCAAGATAATGCCAGAGTGTCGATTAGACGGGCCTTGACCTTAATACCTAGAATTTTCTCTACTGCTGGAATATCAAATCGGATGATGTTATGCCCGATAAGAACTTTAGCCTCAGTAAAGAACAATCGCATAGCTTCATAGTCATGGGTGTGGTGAACATTTCCATCAGTCCCCATCCAAGACAGGACATGAATCTTAGTCATTTGGTCTAGAAGTCCGTCAGTTTCACAATCAAATACTGTCATACTTTCTCCCAAATAGTAACTTTAGTCCCCCACTTACCTACCCTTTTGTCCCCAGAGTTTTTGACATACCCAGAGTTTTTTAATTCTGTTACACGGGGCTGCACAGAAATTTCTGGTTTATTAAGCAGCAAAGATACTTGTTCTACTGTTAGTTTTCCGTGTAAGTCAAATAGATTTGCAACTTGTTGACGAATACTTAGCTTACCTTCAAGGTTAAAACTAGCTGCTTCTTTACTTGCATCATTATCTTGATGACCAATACCATTGTTATTATACATTAGGCTATCTCCCGTAGGGTAAATGTGTCAGTGTTAAACCGCATCTTTCCAGCAGAACCTACCTCAGAGCAAGGGCGGTTCTTCTCTACTCGAATATAGGTCGTGTTACGTTCTTCCATTGTAGGCGCATCCTTGTCTCGTTGCAAGTCGATAATGACAGAAGCACGTTGACCAATCATCTTACAGTATTTTGTGTCGCCATTGTCGTTAGTGTGGGCGATAGTAACGATGCCCACATTAAGTTCAGCAGCCAGCTTAGATAGACGAACAGACAAGTCAGCAAGCATCTGTTCTTTGCTTTCCTCAGAAGAACCAGCAACAACATCTTGGATAGGTTCAAAGAAGACAAACTTACATCCAGCCGCCTGACTAAAGAACCTGATTTGTTCAATCAGTTCATCAGCACCCTGACCATCACCAAGATAGAACTGATAGAATAGTTCCTCTTTAGTCAATTCTGTGATGGCCTTGATGACTTGTTCTTCTGCCTTCTTTTCTTCAATAAGGTCACGGCGGGTAAAGTTATCGTTCAGTTCGTAAGATACCAAACCCAACAGAGAACGAAGTTTAGTTTCTTCTAAGTGCCATGCAGCAATAGGGATTTTGTTCTTGAGCATATTGAACTCTAGAAACCGCATAATCTCTGTCTTGCCGATACCAGTCTGTGCTTTGATAACAGTGAAGTGACCCTGCATAAGCCCCATGATCTTATCATCTAGTGCCTGAATACCAGTTGGCACATACTGATGCTCTGGTGTATCATGGTATAGAGACAAGAACTGTTGGGTCGTATTCAAGACATTCTCTGGTGTGTATTTCTTAGCATTCCACCAAGACTGCTTATATTCTGCACCAGCATTAGCCTTTAGGAAGTCATTAGCATCCTTGAACTTGCTGTGATCTACCCGATAGACTTTGTTAGGGAACATCTTAGCGATCTTGTCAGCGATAGCATTTCCAGCTTCATCGTTATCAACAGACAAGACAATCTCGTCAAACCCATTCAACCAGTCATGGCAGTTGTCCCACAGCTTCTTGGAAGGGGTCGCAGAGGGCAGTGAGACAACAGGGGTAATGTAGCTGCCCTTTAGCATTTGGGCTGCTGAGAGAGCGTCCAGTTCACCCTCTGTGACTGTTACCTTCTTGGAACAACCAGATGTAAACAGGTTCATGCCGAACAGTTCGTCACCCTTGAAACTATTCTTAGCATAGAATGCTTTTTCATCTAGACGACGAACCTTAATGCCGCCTGATGGATAGACATACTCTTGACGATCATCATAGGTCAGGACATTGAACTCTTTCATGGTAGCAACTGTAAGGCCACGCATAGCTAGATGTTGTCCAGCAGAAGATGATTCAATCATTTTTGGTGTGTAACTCATAGTTGACAACCCTTCCTTCATAAATTCTCCTACTTTATATTGTTGTTTTGCCCAGTCGAAAGTCCTTTCTCTTGATGGATAACCTTCACCACAAGAGTGACACCTTCCTGTTCCCTTGTCAGGGTTCCAGCTAAAGGCATCTGACGATGCACACGACACAAAAGGACAAGGTTGATGTGTGATTTCTGTCATCTAGTCTCCTATACTATAGTATATACTTCTGTTTCTCAACCTAGCTGAGTTATGAAACTATAGTTCAAACTGTAGTAGGTATCACTCTTGCTTATAAGACCTTTTTTCAGACCTTGTAACATCACGAATTGTTACAGAATCTTTCGCAACTTAACGAGAGCATCTTTTTCATGGCGGGATACCCACATTTTGTTTGCTTCTAGGCAGTCTGCTACTTCATCTTGTGTCAGGTCTTGAAAGTATCGCATTTCAATAATTTGCATTTCTGTTGGGGACAGTATCTTTTTTGCAACTGACATGACATGGGCTTGATACTCTTTTTCCTCGAACAGGATAGCATGATCGACAGTAAAGGCTGTGTCATCTGTCACACTTTCTGTTAGGTTCGACATAGCTTGAACAAAACTTAGCAAGGTTCCATCTGACATCCCCGTAAGAGATTCAAGTTCAGTCTCCGACGACATGGCCTTAGAAACAGCCTTAGCACTGCCACCAGTGGGGATAGAGACAGCCTTGGTCTTCACGTTGATATAGTCGTTCATGGCCCTACGAGCGGCTCCTGTGAAGTCTGAGGGGGTGGTCTTCCCCTCAACCAATGCTTCATAACAGGCAAGGACACCTTCGCTCACCAGATCGTCAAACTGCTGTGTATTCCGATAGCGGCGGGCTAGAGACTTGCAGAGGGTGGTAAAGTCTGCTGCGGGTTCACCCATGTTCATACCCAGACTTTTCGGCTTGTGCCTTACGAACAGCAACATATTCTTCCCGCATCTTCTTCATTTCTTCGTTTGGTTCAGGGATATTACTAAAATAGTTATCCTCAGTATCTGGCTCTTGTTTCAAGTATTCACCACGCAATCGGATGAGTTCTGGTAGTTCAGTCGTAGGGATGTCAGCAAGATTACAATAAAGGAGAACTTCTAGACCAATTTTGGCACAATAGAGTGCTTCCTCAAGGTCTAGATTAACATTTTGCTCTTTGCTGTCATTATCATTTTTTAGCAGGTCTTCATAATCAACAAGAAACTCAATGTAATGCGTGTATTCTTTGGTAGTGTGGTATTTTAAGACTGTAATTAGAGCATGGCAGTTTTCAATATAGTGTTTTAAGTCTTCCTTATCATAGTCTTTTAAGGCAGACTTTCCACCTAATTTAATAATGTCCTCTACTAGACTATTAAGTTCGTCTTCAAGTTTTAAGACAAGAAGATCGTCTGCCAAGTCTGAATTATAGATAGTAGACACCAATTTATTTACCAAAGTTTCATCCATCATTATCGTTCTCCTATTTTTCATGTCCATAGTAAAGACCATAGTAAGCCCCAAGAAAACTCCGAGTGTATTTCATACGCTTAAGGCTCTTTTTTGTCATATCGTCTGAGTAATCATCATATTGATCAATATGTCCTTCTGCATCTTTAATTAACTCACTCAGAAGTTCAATGGCAATCTCAGCCTTTTGTTCGTTTGACAGCCCAGTCCATGCTTCTTTCATTATGTTTGTTCTCTTACTAATGCCATCCAACTAACTGGAAATAGCTGTTTCATCTTAACACTGATCTGATCTGCTACCAGCCGTGTTTCATACTGAGTGTCTTCCTTGCAGCGTAGCTTACACATATCAGCTAGAGCGTCAAGTGATCCTGACCAAAACCATTCAGTCATTGTCGATTGGGGCAGGACCATACGGGCTTGCTCAGGTGCAACCTTAGCTTCAATCATCTGGTTGTATAAGCTGAGTAAGTCTTCCCTGTGCCACTCAAGAACACCAGTTAGGTTATCTGAGACATCCCCCCACACAAACCTATCCGACATATCAATAACCCCAGAAGACCCTTGCTTTTTGTTTTCACTACGTCCACGCCATACCTCTGGTGTATAGAACTCAGGTTCGTCATCAACGTAACGACGACTGATTTCATTCCAACGCAGGAACTTATGCTTTACCAGTTGTCGTGCCACAAAGATAGGTGCTTTCACATGGAAGGATGCAAAGGCATGACCAAATGGAGAGAAATGCTTATGTTCTGCCAAGTATTTGATTAGTTTAGCATCTTTGTTTGATAGGACACCTACAAACCTAGGGTTTTTAACCCTAATCATCCCACCATAATGTTCAACCATTATGAACTCTTCGTCTGCATTAGCCCAATTAGATTTCTTACCAAAGGATACCCGTGCTTTGTTAACGACACTGAGGTCTGAACCCATGTGGTCATCATATGTAGCGGCGATAGCCGTTTGACCGCTTTGCGGTGCTGTAATCATTTCCACAAATTCCTCCAAAGATTGTGTGTGACAGTGAGTGTTACAAATACTGTAACAACACCAGCACATTGAATTAGAGTTAATACCATAACCTCGAGTATAAATGTAATCATTGTCATCAGAATGGAACCTCTCCAGTTATAGGGTCACGGGGGTCATTAAAGGGTATCTTCATCGGGTCGATACGATAGCTAACAGAAGGTTTCTTCTCTAGAAAGATACCAAGTTCTTTTAGGTGTTGCTCTAGACTATGGCTTACCATTTCTTCCCCCACTTATTGAATAAGACCATGACAACTGTTGTTACTGTAAAACCAAGGCCAAAGCCAACAAGAAAACTCAATAAGAAGTCTACCATTTCTTTCTCACTTTCCAATACACCCAACATTCCATACAATGCTCTTTTCCGAACAGGAAGTCAATAGGTTTTACCATGTTAGGGTATCCCCTACGCTGCCAGTCATAGTTCCTTGCGCTGAATGTCTGATTGTTACTACCGCCTAGTAGAACATTAATCAAGACACTCAGAGCAACAAAAACTCTATGTAAGTAACCTAAGATGCTAGTCATTCACACCAACCACCCCACAGGCGCTGGGCCAGTTTTTCTTTTAGTTCATCATACAAGTCTTTACGGATGTATTCTTTTCGATCTTCTGGGTTATTGTCTATAACATCTCCCCATGTCTGTTTCCGATCTTGGCGAAATACACTGATAACATTTGGGAATGGTTCTTTCATCGGCTACCTTCTATTTTTCTCAAGACATGACCAAGTTCCGCAATATCCTCTCGCAAGGTTTTATACTTGCCTTCGTATTCTGGTTTTAGGTCTTGATGAACCACATTATTTGCTGCATACCACAATTCATCTAGCAGAAGGTTAAGTTCGTGGTTCTCTTTTGCCATCATAGTAATCCAACGAGCAGTTCCTGCTGGATGCACTTCAGGGTCACTCATAGTTTATCCTTCCCTATAGAACACATGATTGCCATAACTACCCAACAGGACCATGTGTTTAGCCCAGTAAGGTTTAACCGTCTTGTTATGATAGAAGGTAGCATCACTACACAAGATACAACCATCATCCAGTAATTCATATGCTAGGGTGTATGCAGTCAAGAACGCCTGTGGGTCATCTATAGCTAAGTTCTTGTCATTAGTCCAGCTAAATTGTCCCTTCTTGAAGACTGTTTTACAGATGTCCTCACCACGGTTCATAGTAACTTCACCCACTAGGACTTGTCCGTCGATAGGCTCACCCCTAGCCTCAAAGTAAAGGTTAGCTGCAAGGCACAATGCTGATAGGATCATTCTGTTTTCTCCAGTTCAGCCAGCACGGCTTTAGCGGCTTTACGCATTTCTTTTTCATTCATCCAAACTAAGAGTTTCCCACTCTCGTCAAGTTTTGGATGAGTCATATACCGCAACGCCTCTACAGCCTTAGCTAGCTTGGCTTCTGCGGTGTTACGATCTTTTACTGCCAATCCCCACTTTTCAATCCAAGCCAGTGACTCGCTGTGCCATTCCTTTACTTCTGCCACTAACTGTTCAATGCGGTCGGCGGCATCTGTGTGCAACGGGTCACGGACGTAGTGCTTTCGATTGTAGGCGTCCGCATCCCGCAGCGCCTTGATCAGTTCTTCATCAGTCATTTAATTCTCTCCAATCAGGGCAAGGATGCGTTCCTGCACAACATCGGTGAACTCATATCCATAAATCCACGCCACTGCCGCAGCCTCACGCAGCGCAGCTTCACGGATGGCGGCGGGATCAACAGCACGGGTGTTCCATGCGGCGATGGCGTCATCCTTGTTGGAAAAATAGCCATAACCCAACGTAAAGATTGCCCCATGACATTCATGGTATCGGCAGGACACAGCATAAGCATCCCGGCCATCATAGTCGGTCTTGCAGATCACGTTCTTGTCCCCACCACAGAACGGGCAGGGTTTTAGGTCAGGTGCGGTCATGCTAATGCCCTCACGATGGCCAAGAACAGCGCGTCCTTCTTGCGCTGAAACTCTGGCAGTTGGTCATATGGCACCATGCAGGGGTGCGTCTTGGCCACGGGGTCTTTGACCTCGCCATACACCCAGCCGTCAGCGATCTTGCCCGCCCACCAATTCTGATGGCTGTCTTCTGGGCCGGCTTCTGGGTATTTCAGCGCGTGTTTAACGCCGTCGATGGCACTGTCGCGTTGCCAGTCGGGTGCAGAAAACCACATAACTTGGCTGTGGTCATCATTTAGGGCGCAGTATTCGCGGTTTGCATCATGGCAAATTTTGGCGATCAATAGAATATCAGTCATTTCATTCTCCTCTGGTTATAGGACAGGCATAGGGCCAGCAAGATCGTGTTCACCATCCTGCACAAAGATTGTCTTTAGGATAACATAAGTATCTGGGATTTCAGTTGTGTTAAACCCCTCTTTGATTGGACCCTCTATAATACCAAACTCAGCCAGACAGCGGTTAATCTGTGCTTCTGAGGGCTTACCGTAGAAGAACCAATGATTTTCTTCATCCAAGGACCAGCAGTCAAGTTCATAGACTTGCATTATTTAACCCTCTTGCTTGTGTTTGCCATCAACCAGAATGATTGGTTTCAGAAGAACTTCTATGTAGCCAATGCTTTTATCAAGAAGCATACCTTCATCCATGATTACTCTTACTTCTTCGTCAGACAAACCTTCGCACAGTTCTTGGATTTGCTCTACAGAAGGTTTCCCATTAAAGTAACAAAAGGTTCCAGCGTTAGTGTTCCACAGTTCGTAGACTTGCATTTCCGTTATACCCCTTCTAGGTGTGCTGTTGAGACGCCGTTGCAGGTGTCGATGCGTAGGACTGCGATGCGGTCAGGGTCCGCTGCAACATCGGAAGCCTTGCGGGATTTGTATGCGACAGAACCACCCGTTGGGTAAACATTAAACCAATGGGACACTACCACAGGCGCAGGCTTGCCACGGTAGACAACACTACCCGCCCACTTAGGGTTAATTTCCGCCCACCCATTTACGGTAAAATAGGCCCACCCGTGCGGCCATGATTTCAGCGCCGCCCGTTCATCCTCAGTCAGCAGATCAAACGGGATGCGGTTCGTTGTTACATCGAAGTCAGTCATTATTTAATCTCCTTGTGTTTGCCATCAACCAGAGTAAATGATTCCAGAATTAACACTGTATCACCTACCCTTTCATCAACAAGCCTGCCTTCATTCAAGACAATCATTGCGTCATTAAAAGATAGGTTTTCAAACAACTCTTGTATTTGATCTACAGAGGGCTTTCCCTTAAAGTAAGTGTGCGTTCCAGTGTAAAGATTCCACAGTTCGTAGGCTTCCATCATTTAATCTCCATTACTTTATCCAACATGAACGACTTCCACGACTTCTCTTGCAAAGACCAGATAGGCACCTGCCCACGGGCCTTCATAGCCTCACCTTGAGCCAGACCACGATCAGACCCTACCATCTTGCTGGTGGGCTTGAACAGGCCATTCACGACCCGTGTGGACCCATCAGCCTTGATGAAGGTAACAGTGGCAATCTTGGTGTCTTTCTTTTCGATAAGGTCTTTGACCATCTGGATAGTAAGCATAGCGTGTCTCCTTGTTTCTGTGTTCGCTTATGATCTATATAGGTGATTCGGTAGTAGTTGTCAAGCAGATAACTCTGGAATAGTCAGGTAATACTGTCTTGCAACATAGGACATTCTTTGTTTGTAGTCCTTCATAAAGCCATCACCTTTCCAGTGTGAATTATCATGGGCGTTTTGAAGGTCTTCAAGTAGTGCAATGTTACTGTCTAGCCAGTCTGGTTTAATTTTTGCCTTACGTGATACAGCACGGATGCCAGCGGTTTCATACATATCCCACCGTTTTGCTGTAGCATCATCAATCAGATGACCAATAGCACACTTTGCACCTTTTACTCCACGATAGGCACACCCACCATTTTCTTTTGTCGAGGGGCGACCTTGTTTAACTATAGCCAAGTAAGCAGTGTTAAAGATTTCTTGTGGTGTCATTTGTCAGTCTCCTGTTTGATTAGGTTAAGCAGATAATTCTTCTGCGGTTAGATATACAGTCAAAGCCCCATTGCTGATCCAAGTGTTGATTGTGTAAGGTTCGACCTCAATGTGCAAGTTGTCACGCAAACGACACAAAGTGATAGTGTTTAGGGTGATGTCGATAATGTGGTAGATTGATCCGTATTCGTCTTCATAGAAGTCTCCGATCATCATTGGGTTCACTTGGTTTCCTTTCTTGGTATGGTTATCCATCAGTAGTATTCCCCAAAGAACTTGTCAACAATAATATCTTCGTATTGCTCCATGATTGCATCCCACAAACGAGGGCTTACAGACTTATTCTTGTTATGACCACGGATGTCTAGAATTTCGACATCACGCCATGCTGGTTCGTCTGATCCATAACGGTTAGAGCCACCAGAGTTCAACTGCCCATAGACAACAATATCAAACTCACGACCACGAATTTCTACTGTGATGTTAGTCCAGTCCATTGCTTAGTTTCCTTCTTTTTTGAATGGTGACAGAACAGCCATTTCTTGATTGAAGACTGCCGTTTCAAGTTCGTCTGCCAACGCATACAGCTCATCTTTGATCTTGTCAAGGGAATAATCTGCATCAGAGATTTCATTCTTTAGCATATCGACTTGATCTGCTAGATACATATATTCATACATATCCTCTTGAGAAGCCCGCATAAGATCACGTTTAGCATCAGATGCTTGATTGATGACGCGGTAGATGTCAGTGATGATGTCTTTCAGTTCCATATCGTTTGTTCCTCATTTGCTGTCGCTGCGCTGTGCAGCAAGCTGCTGTTGCTGAGTTCTACTTAGACTGATTCGGTAGGATTGTCAAGCACAAATTCCCTCGGAACCGTCCGATATTCCCACAGTGGGGTATCCAGATACCTCACAAATTCCCTCAGTGGGGTCCGATATTTCCACGGCAGGGTATCTTATATTCCCTCGGCAGGGTATTATTATTGAATAGAACCGTTATGAAGTAGAACCGTTATGAAGTAGAACGGTTATTGAATAGAACCGTTATTGAATATAATACCCTTTAGTATAGGCGACCTATCCTATACTTGAGTATAGCCCAGCCTCCCCGTTTTATGCGAACTCGACCGATTCGGTCTGCCCCTAGGTAGTGCTGTTATTTGAATTAAGATTAGCACTAATCCAATCGGATAACAATATATCCTGAAGGATAGGTGATTCGTTTTGATAAGACTCTGATTCCCCAAACCACCAGATTATCATAAAAAATTTTTTGGGGCAATATATCTTGAAGTATAGCCCGATTCTATACTTTGGATAGTAAACCTATCTTATAAGATATATTAATTTTGCATAACTGGCACGGCAAAAACGCCTTGGGCCGCAGACCCTCTAGAATGGCCCTTACAGCGCGTTTAAGGCTTTCTGCTATCCTAGGTCATAAAACTTGCCAACGCGATTCTAGCCTATTTAGTATAGGTTTTTACGATTGTTTATTGACTCTTTCCTTGATCGGAAATAACGCGCGCCCGATTCTATCTTATCTGGGGCAACGATTCGGCTTTCCTTGAATTTAGGTCAAAATAAGGGATTGCAGGGATTGCGATATGTAGCTATAACCGAATCAAGGAAACAAAGACACAAGGAACCGACACAATGACAAAACTTGAAACCTTCTTGGCGCACAATCCCACAATCTTGGGCAATATCGTGATCACTATGGCGCTTGTCTATACGCTTGTGATTAATGGGATTTTGACTGTTTGGGCTGATGAATCGGGTATCGGGTTTTCGATTAATACCTACCAAAACCCATGCGACGGTAATATTTGCGACTGACTGGCGGCAATCACTAATCAATCCTTGAAAGGGAAACCCTATGCAAAAAGTATATGGCTTGGCTATCGAAAAGGCGCAATCTTTGGTGACACTTGACCGCTTGCCTCTTATGACATTGGCGCAAGCTGAAACTGCCCGCGATAGCTACGCAAGCTGGGGAAAGACTGTGCTTGTGATCAATCGTCACGCAATCTAATCAACCTAACAAAAGGATACGACACTATGAAAAACTGCATCAACATGGAATACGTCAAGCTTGCTATTGATCCAACGGGGGCGATTGCAAACTATCTCTGGGGTAACTTGGAATCCTATGACTTTGATAGCGTTGAAGGTCTGATTAGTCACTTGGAACGCAATAGCGCGACTCATGGCTCATGGTCTGGGATGATCTATACCCGCGACATTCTAGAACGCTATCAAGATGAACAATGGGTAAACGATATTGAATGTGCTATAGAGGATTACCAAGATAACGTGGGCGAAATGCCGACATTCGGAAAGCCTTTTTCACTTTGTAACTTTGTCACTTTTGCGGTTGATTGGACTGCAAGCAATCTGGCCAGTCGCATTCGTTCTTATGGGGAAGCCTATGTCGTAACTTATGCGATTGATAGCCTTGACCCTAACCCTACCCGCGTCGCATTCCTTGATGAAAGCGAAATGAATGACTGGGTTGCTTGTAACATGGCAGAACGTGTCCAGCATATTGTCGACCATAGCGCATATTCAATCAGCGAAGACGAATTTGACGCAATCCAAGAAAGTGAATTGTTTTTGGTGCATATCGAAACGGAGTCAATCTAATGGATCAACCTATCCCGCAAAGCCACTATGAAAAGACTGGCAAGTTATCTCGCAAGATTGAAGTTTTGACGCTAACAAGTGAAGGCTGGAAATACCGATACACAACCACTTGGCACAAGACACTTAAGGCCGCAAAAGAACGCTATTGCTTGGCGTATAGCGTCAACCCTGCCCAAGTTAAATGCCAATTCAAGGAGTCAATCTAATGCAGTTAGAATATGGCGTTGAATACTATCCTAACACCGATGAAGGCCCCCAGTGGCAAGAAGTTACTGAATTTGAATTTCTTGACCTGATGGCCCAGCATAACGCAAGGGGAATTGACGCAAGGCTAGAATATGAACGCTTTACTATCTTTGAGAATGGGCGAGATGGTAGGCGACTAACCTTGATTGACGAATGGGGGATATACTACGGATAAAGCCTCATATAAACGTCACAAGATAGCCCTTTGTCGTTGTCCTAAGTAAGGATAGCGCAAAGGGTTTTCGCTTGTCTAATGGCCACGTCATGCAGCCTATCGTCATTGTGCATTTATGTAGAGTCTGCAATGGTTTATATGCAATTCTGCACAATGGTTTTGTTGTTATAATGTAACATTGGGGGATTGCGAATCAGAACGCTGGGTCGGGCTTCCCCCTATCCTATTGTATACATTATCTTTTTTTAGCATATATAACTTTAGTTTATGTATCATTTATGCCACACTATACCTTAGTCTATGCCTATGCTATACCTTAGTGTATGTTTCACGTGAAACAATCGCATGGTCTTGGGCTTATATCCTTTGGTATAGGCGGGGGGCTATACTGATGGGACCCTTGGGATCATACGGATAGGGAATTATGTGCGTGGGATGGCCAACCTAAATCCAAAACAAAGAATTAGTTGCTCTACTTAGAATTGTAAATCTCGTTCCAAATCTGGAAAATGTAAGATTTTCTCGGAACTTTATGGACTACGTTCCATTCCAACGACATACCCTTTGGGTAACGACAAAACAGAACACAAGTTCAGTAATGCTACCAGATTTCAACAAAAAGAAGATTTTTTACCATTTAGTCAAATAATTCTTTCGTTAGATTTCAATAACTTATAAAATAGTTTGATTTTTTATGTTACAAACTCAAAAAAAAGGTCTTATATACTATAGAGAGAGATAAACATACTATAGTTTCTCACTTAAGTTCTTCAACTCAGCTAGGTTAAGAAACATAAGTGTATACTATAGTATCTCACTTAAGTCATTTAACTTAGCTGTGTTAAAAATGGATAAGTTAGAGAACGATAGTATAGAACTATAGTATAGACAAAACTGGGTTAACCAAGACGAACTTCAACAATCAATGTTGTTAGGAAAGAGGTCTTGCCGATGACCCAGTTAATTTATAAACTATCAGGGTTGGTAATCCGCCTTACCCACTTAAGTTGTTTTGTTGTTAAGTGATGTAATCACGCCACCATAGGAAGTAGTTACCATCATGGCACTAGAAAGATTGAACTATAGTAAGCTAGTAGAGAAGCACATCCTAACCTGTATTCAAGGTGGTGTTGGTATCCGACAGATGATTGCATCTATGCAGCACCTAAATGATGCTCCTAAATCTTTGTCTACTCTGTATAAGCATTATGGTAACTTTATTGAAGCTGAACGTGCTAAGATTAATGGTGCTGTTGGTAAGAAAGTTATTGAGCAAGCCCTAGAGGGTGACTTCAAGTCTCAAGAGTTGTTCCTTCGTTCCAAAGGGGGTTGGTCCCCCACCCATACGGTTAATGAAGTTGAGCAAGATGTTGATCCTGACCTAGACGAAAGTGCTATCGACACCTTGATGGGGTTGCTTGGGCATACAAGTCTTAATGATCAAGAACCAGAAGAATAACTTAGTGGTGTAAGTCGACTGGGCTTTTCTCGGTTGCTATATCCAAAGACTGCGTAGCGGTTGCCACTCTTTTATTGTGTCTGTAGTTTAGTAGAAAAACGCGGCAGGGCCATCCCCTCCGAAGACAGTAGGTGCAATTCCTCTCGGATACTCCAAAATAGAAAACCATAACACATGACCCGAAAGATAACCGCAGAAGCCTTGAGACAGTTGCCGCCTGAGAAGGTGAAGTCTGTCCTAGCTGCTCTTGGCCCAGTCAAAACAGAAGAACTCAAACATACTTGGGAGTTCTGGGCTAGGGACAACCAATTAGAACCAGAAGGTAAAGATTGGAATGTGTGGTTTATCCTAGCAGGACGAGGCTTTGGTAAGACCCGTTCTGGTGTAGAGTGGATCAGAGAGAATGTTAAGCGCGGCATTAAACGTATCGCTGCTGTAGCCTCTACTAACTCCGATATTGAACGGGTTATGGTTAAAGGTGAATCTGGTTTCCTCTCTGTCTGCTGGAAGGGTGATAAGACCTATGCTGGTAAAGCTATGGGTTTCCCTGAATGGTCGCCAACTAAACGGACACTCACTTGGGAGAATGGGGCGCAAGTTCAATTCTTCTCAGCAGAGGAACCTGAGCGTCTTCGTGGTCCCCAGTTTGAATTAGCATGGTGCGACGAACTTGCATCTTGGAATAAAGACATAGACACTTGGGCTATGCTACAGTTCTGTATGCGTCTAGGGAAACACCCTCGCATTATGGTAACAACAACCCCCCGACCAACAAAGTTAGTCAGACAAATCCTTAAGGATAAAAAGACCCATGTTACCACAGGTTCTACTTTTGACAATGCTGCTAACCTTGCAGGAACTTACCTCACTGCCGTTAAAGAGCAATATGAGGGAACTCGTCTTGGTCGCCAAGAGTTGTATGCCGAAGTCCTAGAAGAAGCCCAAGGCGCTCTCTGGACTACGGATATGCTAGATAGCTGTTCAGTTAAGCAAGAAGAAGTTCCTGACCTCACTAGGATTGTTGTTGCTCTTGACCCTGCTGTTACAGCTAATTCTGAGAGTGACATGACAGGTATTGTTGTTGCTGGCATTGATGTAAACGGTATAGCTTACGTCCTTGGTGATTACACAGACAGACTTTCTCCTCAGGCATGGGCAGCTAAGGCTATCCAGCTTTATCACCAGTTCCAAGCAGACAGGATTGTAGCTGAGGTCAACCAAGGCGGTGATCTTGTTAAACTCACCCTGCAAGTAGAAGATGAAACTGTTCCTATTAGGATGGTAAGGGCTTCAAGAGGAAAGTATGCTCGTGCTGAACCTGTCTCTGCTCTTTATGAGAGAGGTCTTGTAAAGCACGTTGTTAATCCTACGGATGGTGCAAGTCTTAACGAGTTAGAAACACAGATGAGGACTTACGAGCCTTTAGGTTCAATCGGCTCTCCTGATAGACTTGATGCTCTTGTTTGGGCGATTACAGACTTAAGCCTTAATGGCTACGCAAAACCCAAACTACAGCTTGTTTATAGTAGTTCTAAAGGACTTACAAAGTGAAGCTATGCACTAAATGTAAGGCAGAAAAGGACTTACCTTTATTTGGTAAAGACAAGTCAAAAAAGTCTGGATATTCCTCTTGCTGCTTAGAGTGCAGTAAAAAAGCCTCTCAAGTTCGTAGAGATATTGACCCTAAAAGATCGCGTGAAATAACAAAAAACTATCGCACTCGTAACTCTGATAAAGAAAAAGCCCGTTATACAAGATATAATAAAGAGAACCCAGAAGTTAGGGCGCATCACTCTGCAAAACGTAGGGCCGAGACTTTAGATGCAACTCCAGTCTGGCTTACTAAAGAGCAGCATGACGACATAAAGGCAATGTATGCCCTTGCTAAAAAGTTCGAGAGACTTTGCAATACTTGTTATCATGTTGATCACATTGTTCCCTTAGCTGGTAAGGATGTGTGCGGACTCCACGTTCCTTGGAACCTACAACTACTCCCTGCCAAAATTAATATGACAAAAGGTAACCGTTACAATGGAGAAACTTTCTGAAGGTCAAGCTAAGTCTACACTAGGCGTAGCTGGCGACAATACTCGTAACGGGCAAATAAGATCAGACGAGTTTCTTCCAGAACTTCGTGGCAGAAAAGCTATCCGTATGTATAGAGCCATGAGGGACAATGATAGCACTATCGGCGCTGTTATGTATGCAGTTGAACAAATCCTCCGCGATGTTAGCCTAGATGTGAAACCTGTCAACGATACACCAGAGGCTATTGCCGAAGCTGACTTCGTTAAGAGCGTCCTGCATGATATGGACCATACCTTAGACGATCACGTTGCAGAAGCCTTGTCTTTCTTGTCGTATGGCTTTGCATGGTTTGAGGTTGTTTATAAGCGTCGTGTTGGTCCTTATGAGCGTTCCGATAAGAAGCGTTCTAAGTATGCTGATGGTCGTATGGGCATCCGTAAGATTGCTGCTCGTGCGCCTTGGACTATCAACAAGTTTGATGTCGATTATCAGACTGGTGATGTTCTTGGTATTGAACAGAGCGTGACTAATCTGACTGGTAGCAACTACATCCCCCTAAACAAATCTCTGTATTACCATACCACTAGCCTTAATGGTGATCCTTCTGGTCGTTCTATCCTTCGTAATGCTTATACGTCTTACGAATACTTGAATAATCTACAAGCTATTGAAGCTATCGCTGTGGAACGGGAACTTGCTGGTATTCCAGTTGCCCGTATCCCTGCTGAGTATTTGTCTGGTGATGCTTCTGATGCACAAGCCAGCTTTGTCAATAGCCTACAGACAATCCTTCGTGATGTTAAGTTCAACGAGCAGGGTTATATCATCCTGCCTAGCGATACCTATCCAGATAAAGATGGTGCGCCAACTAACATCCGCCTAGTCGATGTAGAACTTATGTCTTCTAACGGAAGCCGTAACATCGACATTAATCCCATCATCAATCGTTACCAACACGACATTGCTCGTTCAGTATTGTCTGAGTTTTTGTTGTTAGGGACTTCTGGTGGTTCTTATGCTTTGTCTAAGTCTAAGACTGACCTATTCCTACGCGCCCTTGAGAGTTATATCCAAGCAATCGTAGATGTTCTTAACAAACAGCTAGTTGAAAGCCTTTGGCAACTGAATGGTCTGAATTATGACCTGATGCCAACTATCGTAGCTGGTGATGTTGCTCCCCATGATCTTCGTGAGATTGCATCCTTCCTGCGTAACCTCAATGGTGCTGGTATTGATGTGTCCTCTCACCCAGAAGTCATTAAAGACCTCATGGACATTGCTGAGATTGAGTATAACCCTGATGCGGGTGGGGCGGTTCAATGACAACTTGGACCAGACATCTTTATGAACACGATGCCTTAGCCATAGCTAAAGGTGAAGTGAACGGATACTCGGTCTTAAACGTGTTTGGGTATCAATCTTCTGTTGGAACTTCTGACATCTGTGTGTGGGAGAATGCTGCCCCTTATGTGTTCCCCACCACAGCAGTGATTATGACTGTTGTTAGCACAAGCAGTTCTGACGACACAGGGCTAGGTAAAGTTCTTATCACAGGTCTTGATGAAAACTATAATTTGTTGGTAGAATCAGTTGATATTGATGGAACTAACCCTGTCACTACAACAAATGCTTTTCTTCGTATCAACAATGTTAGGCTATCTGTTGCTGGCTTAGGTCAAATCACTAACATAGGCACTATTACTGTAAGCAATAATGGAACTACTTACGCTAAGATTTTGCCATCTGTAGGCCAAACTCAGATGTCTCAATATACCGTTCCTAATGGTTATAGTTTCTATCTCACTCGTGTCAATAGCTATGCCCAACAAGATGGTGGCTCTGGCAACTTTAACACTTACAGTGTCGTAGCTTCCAACTCAGTTAGCTACACAGTCCTACAATCCCCCTACTTTCAGGTCTATGAAGCTATGCGGGTTGGGCCTTTTAAGTATGCAGAGAAAACTAGCATTCAGTGGCGCTCTCGCACCCATACGAATACCTCTGCGGTTGGTATGGTTATCGAAGGCTATCTAGTCAAAAATACAATTCAGGGCGAACCATAATGCCATATGCAACTACTGCCAGTCTCCCCAAAGCGGTCAGAGACAAAATCAAAGACCCTAAGAAGCTACGTCAGTGGATGCACGTCTTCAATAGCATGATTGCCGAAGGTCGTTCTGAAAGTGCCGCTATGGCTGGTGCATGGGCAACTGTGAAGAAACCTGCTTTCAATAAAGCACAATATGCTAACGACATCTTCACTACCGCCGAAGAAGCCCGTTCTCGCTCTATGGACATGGGCCTCAATGGGGTTATTCATGTCTCTGACTATGAGGGTCAAGCTGTCTATCTTCCAGCCGCTGACGAGGAGTCTTATCTAGACTACTACTCACAGGCCGCTGGACTGCCCACAGAGGACGAAATGGACGCTTTGGAGGGGGAAGGTGCTGAAAGTGACAGTGAGGCTGTAGACCCCCGCCTAGAGGCTCTACGGGCCATCGTCCAAGAAGTCCTAGCTATGGGATCAGTGGACAAAAGTTTCGAGGGTAAAATCCTCAAGGTCGATGACGAACAACGAATGGTCTATGGTTGGGCCTCTGTGGTCACTGAAAAAGGTGTGCCTGTCGTTGATCGTCAAGGCGATGTAATTGAGGCCGATACTTTGGTAAAGGCAGTCAATAATTTTATGGAGTATGTGCGCGTAGGCAAAGCGATGCACACTGGGGAACAGGTTGGTGTTGTTGTTCACTCTCTCCCCGTCACTAAAGAAATTTGTGATGCTCTTGGTATCCAATCTGATCGTGAAGGATGGGTTGTCGCATACAAGGTATACGATGATAAAGTCTGGGAAATGGTTAAGAGCGGTGAACTTGCGGCTTTCAGTATTGGTGGTCGCGCCAACAAGGAGGAAATCTAATTGCCAAATCTCCTGAAAAACTTGCAGCTTGAAGAACTCTCCCTCGTTGACCGTCCAGCAAATGCACAGGCAATGATTTCTCTCTTTAAGCGCGACAACTCTCAAGAGGATATTGAGAAAATGGATACTAAAATGAAAGCCAAGGTTAAGGCTTACATGGCGGCCAATAGCTGCTCCGAAGAAGAAGCGATGAAGGCTTGCGGGGCTGATATGAAAAAGGCAGACGAGACTGTCTCTGAAATTGATACGTTGAAAGCTGATATTGAAGCCTTGCGTGTTGAAAATGATCGTCTGGTTAAGGCTCTGACTGATGAAGGTTATACCGTCAAAGCAGAAGCCATTGAAAAGAAAGCACCAGTAGAGACTATTGAAGTTGGTGGCGAGTTTGTCGTTAAGTCGGACATTCCTGCTCCCGTCCTCAAGGCTCTTGAAGCTGCTGAGATTGCTAAGAAGCAACATGAAATTGAAAAAGCTGACATTGAACTGACGAAGAAAGCTGGCGAAGTTCTGCCTAACTTTGATGTCAATGTTGCTAAATCACTCCTGAAATCCTTCTCGGAAGACGCTGATATTGTAGCTGCTCTCAAAGCTGCTGATGCTGTCTTCGCTGCTAAGATGGACGAAGTTGGTAAATCGGATGTAAATGGCGAATTTGCTAATGCAACCGACAAAATGGACGCTCTTGTTAAAGCCCACATGGACGCTAACAACATGAAAAAGAGCGATTACGCTAAAGCCTATGCGGCAGTAGCTAAAACAGATGCAGGTAAAGACCTGATCACTAAATCCTATAAAGGGGAATAATTATGGCCGTTATGCAATCGCGCGATAACCGCACTTATACCGCTGGCGCTGACTTGTCGGCTGCTCAGTTCAAATTCGTTAAAATCTCCAGCGGCAACGTGGTTGTTGCTAGTTCTGCTGGCGAACAGTGCATTGGCGTATGCCTTGTTGGTGGTGCTTCGGGCGCTGCTGTCACTGTTGTTCGTGGTGGCTCCGTAATGGTCACTGCTGGTGCTACCATTTCTGTTGGTGCAGCCGTTGCTACTGATGCTTCGGGTCTGGCTAAAGCCGCCGCTACTGGCAACATCATCATGGGTTATGCTCGTGAAGCTGCTGTCAATGGTCAAGTCATCGAGATCGAACTGATCTCTGGTGGTAATGCTTCGGCCTAATCTAGAAATTAAAGGATAATACAATGCCTATTTTGACCCCTTCGTCGGTCCATATCGACCAACCTTTGAGCAACTTGACTCTGGCCTACGTGCAAGAGCAAACCAATTTTATCGCAGACAAAGTGTTCCCCACCGTTGGTGTGCAGCGTCAGTCGGATAAATACTACATCTATGACCGTGCTAACCAGAACCGTGCTGGCGATGTCAAGCTGTTGGCCCCTCGCACCGAAGTTGAGCGTATTGGTTTGGCTATCTCGAACAGTTCCTACTTCGCAGATGTTTATGGTCTGGGTATGGACTTCGATGAACAGACTTTGGCTAACGAAGACGCTATGCTGGAACTGCGTTCGGCTGGTGCTACCACTCTGGTTAATCGTCTGCTGATCCACCGTGAAGAACAGTTCGCTTCGACCTTCTTCGCAGCTTCGGTCTGGGGTACGGAATACACTGGTGTTTCGGGAACTCCTTCGACTGGCGAAGTTAAGCAGTGGTCGGACTACACCAACGCAACCCCAATTCGTGATGTGACCTCTGCTCGTCGCGCCATGCAGTTGAAGTCGGCTGGCTTTAAGCCTAACACGATGGTTGTTGGTAAAGAAGTCCGCGACATCTTGGTTAATCACCCTGACATCTTGGCTCGTTTGAATGGCGGCGCAACCGTCTCGAACACCGCCCTGATCACCAACTCGAAACTGGCTGAAATCTTTGAAGTAGAAAACTTCTACGTCATGGAAGCTGTCAAGAACACTGCTGCCGAAGGTCTTTCGGAATCGAATGCTTTCATTGGTGGTAAGTCGGCTCTGTTGACCTACACGCCTCGTACTGCTGGTCTGATGACCCCTGCTGCTGGTGTTACCTTCGCTTGGAACAACATTCAGGGTGTTAACAACCTCGGTATCACCGTGGAATCGTTCTCGGATGATGCTCTGCGTCGTCAACAGGTTGCTGAGATGATCCAAGTTAAGATGGCCTACGACATGAAAGTTGTTGGCGCTGACATGGGTGTGTTCTTCAAGACCATCGTTGCCTAATCCGCAATAGACTAATGGTATGTCCAAGGTTAATAGCTTTGGGCATACCCAATCATAACAGAACATAATATTGTCCTTACAAGGAATTGTCAAATGCACCCTTCATACTTGGGTTTTCAGGTCGATTGGCCTGTATTCGTTAAGATGCCACTCTCAGCAGATAACAAAGAGTGGAAACGTGATGAACACTTTAACTGGTTAGAGCGTGGAATTGAGGCTGATAAAGTAGCCCGATTGTACACTTCTGGTTATCTTCATCATAATAGAGATTTAGAAGTCCAGACTAAAGTTGGGGATCGCCTATCTGAAATGAATGGCAATCAACTGAAAACTCTTGTGACTTTGATTAACGCAGAGGTTAAGAAACGAACCTCTAGCACTGCTGAGTTTGAGAACAAGCGGTGTAAGCAATCTACCCTAGACGACAAGCAACGAGGTCTTATTCGTCGTTTCCTTGTTAGCAACAAGTGGATTACAGAAGACTTTTATGCTATGCGAGATACTATTCTCGGACAATAAATAATAAGGAGACGTTTGTCTTGGCTTGGTCATATAATCCGTCAGATTTAACCCCAACTACAGATGCGGGGCGTCTCAATATTGTCCGTCTATTGATTGGTGATACTAACACTACTGATCAGCAGATGCAAGATGCAGAGATTACTTTTGCTCTTGGTCAGAATAGTAATAACACTTACATGGCAGCTTCTTGGGCTTGTCGGACACTCGTTTCTAAGTTTGCTCGTATGGTTACGACACAGCTAGACGGTGCTTTGAGTGCTGACTACTCTGACCTAATGATGCACTACCAGCAACTAGCAGATACCCTAGAGTATCAAGGTAAGACTTCTGGTGCATCGCTTGGTGTTCGTGCTGGTGGCATCACTAAGACTTCAATCGAAGCTGCTAGAGCAGACACAAACCGTATCGAAGGCAGCTTCCGTAGGGATCAGTTTAAGAACCCACCTAGTTACAACACACCTGAGTATGAATAGGGGCTAAGATATGTCTTTTCGCTCTTATGATCTACTCCGACTTGTTCAAGACTTCGGTGAATCACTAACCTTACGCAAACTGACCACTGCTGGAACTTATAGTCCTTCTACTGGTGCTGTGACAGGTTCAGCAACGACAGACTACACCTTTACTGGTTACTTTTATAACTATGAAACAAGTGTAAAAGACCAAGTTCTAAAGGGCAGTCGTAAGTGTGTTATTCCTGCCTTGGGGTTCTCTGTAGAGCCTGATGAAGAAGACCTTATTGTTGGTCGTGGTGACACAGTTACTATCACCTCTGTAACAACAATCTTCTCTAATGGAACTGCTGTTTGTTACCTCTGTAGTGTAGAGGAATAACTATGCAAGTTACAGTTGGAAAATCTTTCTTTAAGAAGATAGATGCTGTTACAGCCAAAATGGGTGAAGTTGTTAAAGACAGGGCAATAGAGGTTATTTCAGACGCTGTTGATTTTTCCCCTGTTGATACTGGTGCCTTTGTAGAAAGTTGGCAAGTTAACCCTCGTGGTGACAGAACAGCTTTGGCTAGAAGTGCTGCTGGTAGACCTCGCTTACCTGCTGGTGCTAAACAAGCCAAGAGGGAACAAGAAAAGGCTAGACTTGTTGGGCGTATTGAGTCTTTTGATACAACAAAACTAGATGGTTTTACTATTACAAACCGTGCACCTCACATACCTTTGATTGAAAGTAATAAAGGTCTTAAAACAGGTTTGAAACCAAGTGAGATTTTTGCTATTATAAGGGATAAACACAGATAATGGCATCTATTTATGACAACATCCGCGCTGCTCTAGAGACTAAACTCAATGATGTTTCTGGTGTCCCTTCTATCGGTTGGGAGAACTTGCAGTTTTCACCCACTACAGGCCAATCTTACGTTATCCCTCGTCTTTTGCCTACTCGTCGTGAACCCGCTGTCATGGGGCCAAACCCTCAGATGTATTATCAAGGGGTCTTTAGAGTAGTCTGCTATGTCCCAGAAGGTAATGGCCCTGCCACTGGTGATGACCTTGCAGACAAAATCATTGAAGCCTTCGAGGCTGCTACTGATGTAAGCTATGGTGGCACTACCGTATCCATCCGTTACGCTGAGAGAGAATCTGCTGACATTGATGGTCCTTTCTACATGATTCCTGTTAACATAGGGTGGTTTATATATGCCTGAGTTTAAGTTGTGCAACGGCTGTAAAAAAGACTTACCTCTAGATTTGTTTACCCCCCATAAAAGATACAAATACGGTGTTCTACCTAAGTGCAGGGTTTGTTCAAACAGCAGTAGAAAATCCCGTGTTGGTAATGTTAAAGTAAAAGATTACAGCAAAAACTATTACTATAACAATAAAGAGAAGATACTATTAAACCCCGACAATAAAGAGCGGGCTAGGGTTTGGGTTGTAGAGAATAGGGACAAGCACAACGAAAGAAATAGGCAATGGTCTAAAGAAAACAAAGCCTATAGCAGAGAGAAGTCTGCAAAACGCCGCTCTACAAAAGTTCAAGCTACCCCAGTTTGGTTGACTGATGGTCAAAAAGCACACATTAAGCGCACCTATAAACTTGCGGCTCTTATGGAAGATATAACAGGTGTAAAGTATCATGTGGATCACATAATCCCCCTTAAAGGAGAGAATGTTTGCGGTTTACATGTACCAGAAAACTTACAAGTTCTTAGGGCTGACCTTAATATGTCTAAATCCAACACCTATAAATAAAATTCCTAATCGGAGATACTAAAAAATGGCATTTTCTCAAGGCTCTCGTTCTAGCCTCTCGTATATTGTTGAAAGCACCTTCGGGACTACCCCTGCTGGTAACTTCACTAACCTTCCCTTTAGCACTCACTCGCTGAACCTGACCAAAGACCGCGTAGCTGGTAACGACATCCAATCTGACCGTATGCCTCGTGTAGACCGTCACGGGAATCGTCAAGTTTCTGGTGATATTGTTGTTGACTTGCGTGACGCAGACTATGACGCTTTCCTAGAATCTGCTATGCTGAATACTTGGTCCACTAATGTCTTGAAAGTTGGCACGACCCCTAAATTCTTCTCTATTGAAGACTATGCTGCTGACATCGACCAAGCCCGTTTGTTTGCTGGTATGTCGGTTTCGACTATGGCTATCTCTCTGGCCCCTAACCAGATGGTCACTACGACTTTTGGTATGGTTGGTAAGAATATGACCATGAGCCAAACCCAGAAGACCCAGACTGCTGCTTCTGGTGCTGCTCCTTTTGATGCCTATTCGGGTGACATTGCTATCGGTAACGTGGCTGGATCGTCTGCTGTGGCTATTGTGACTGGTCTGGACTTCACCCTGAATAACTCTTTCGCACCTACCTTCGTGATTGGTGATGATTCGGCTCCTAGCCTTGAATATGGTCGGGCAGAAGTTGAAGGTACTATGAGCGTTTACTTTGAGAACGACTCTTTGATTAACCGCTTCTTGAATGAAACCGAAAGTGAAATCTCTGTATCTGTCAATGACCCAACTGGTGTCAATGCTTATACCTTCTTGTTCCCTCGTGTCAAGATCAATTCCGCTGATGTTGGTGTCGATGGCCCAACTAGCCGTATTATCAGTATGTCGTTTGTGTCGCTGTTTGATACAACTCAGGCAACTAACTTGAAGATTACGCGCCCAGCATAACTAGATCGTAGCTAAGGCTACCCAGTAATCCCTAGAGATAGGGTAGGGAAGACGCAGGTGTCGGGTCTTGCGTCTTCCTGATTTAACTATAACCCGACTACAATTTAACCCGAATAAGGATACCCCGACATGGACTTGATGGACCTAACCCCTAAGACTGATATTATTGTTGTTACGATTAAGCACCCTTCCACAGAAGAACCTCTCAAGAATGAAGATGGTTCTCCTATGACGATTACAGTATATGCTCCATACACTAAAGAGTATAAAGCTGTTGTCCACGGGATTGCTAATAAGCGCCTCCAAGCTGCTTCTAAGAACAAGAAATCCCTAGACTACACTATGGAAGAACTTGAAGAAGCTGCTCTGGAAAGCCTTGCTAAGACCACTAAAGAATGGAATATTACCTATGGCGGTGAAGTTCCTAAACTGACTGAGGCAAAGGCTAAAGAGGTATATGACAAAGTATTCTGGATTAAGGCTCAGATTGAAGGGGCTGTAGAAACCTCTATGGATTTTATGAAAGCCTGATAGACGACCTTTGCCAATGGGCAGAGCATCAGTTCAAGCTAAATAAAGTAGACAAAGATGGTGTCTCTGAGAGAAGCCACCTAGAACAAGTTGAAAGGCAGACTGGACGTAAGATCGAGGCATTGGAATCTCCTAGAGACTTCCCTAGGCTTTTATCACACGTCTGGTCTGCCTTTATTAGTTTGAACAATAGCCGAACATCAGGCTTTTCTGGACCAAACCCAATTAGCTATGAACAGATAGCTGCATGGAAACAAATTACGGAATACCCACTAAAAGCATGGGAAGCCGAAGTTATCATTAGGCTTGATAAGACATATTTAGGGGTTAATTTATAGCCCCAGTAAGAGAACGGAGAACTTGCTGTGGCAAATGATATTGAAGTAAGCGTAGGCTATGAAGACATCCAAACGCTCCGAAGGGAACTTGTTGGTGTTGCTAAAGATGCTAAAAGTTCTGCTTCTGTATTTGAACGCGAATATAACAAGGTTGAACGTGCCTTAGTTAAGACTGCCAAAGCCAATCAAGACTATTATGGTTCGCTTCTTAAGTTAGATAAAGAGGTAAAATCTGCATCTTCTTCTGCTGGTGTTTTTATCAAAATGCTTGATAAAGAGGCTTTAGCCACAGAAAGACTTGTTGCTGAAAAAGATAGACTAGCTAAATCTTTTGTCCCTTTGTATGCACAGTCAAAACTTTATGAACAAGAACTAGAAAAACTAGATAGGGCGCAAGAACTTGGGGTGCTTTCTGATAAACAACGCATTGCTAGTCAACAACTTTTGAATGATCAGTTTGCTAAAGGGACTGGAATTTTTTCTACTTATGCAAACCAAGCAAGAAGTTCCGCTAGTCGTATGGGTGTTGTTTATCAACAAGCTGGCTATCAAGCAGGGGACTTCTTTGTTCAAGTTCAATCTGGAACTAGCATCCTAACTGCCTTTAGTCAACAAGCCACTCAGATGGTCGGGATGATGTATCTTATCCCAGAGGCGGGTATGGCTGCTAATATCTCTCTGAAAGCCTTGGGCATAAGTGCAAGTATTACTATGGCCCAACTTACTATGGGTTTAAGTATTGCCATACCTGTTATTACTTCATTAGCGTCTCTTTTTATAACAATGTCAAGTGCTAACTACAAAGCTAATGAATCTGCTGAGACATCTGTTGATATATTCCAAAGACTTGCTCAAGCTACTAATCAGCTTTGGGTAGAACGTATGAAACTCAATGATCCTAAGTTTGATGAAAACTTGGTTGGAACTAAAGATAAGTTAAAAGAACTCGCAGATGCTTATGATGTTGCCACTCAAAAAGTAAAAGATTTAGAAAATGGGTTTCAGTCCTTACAAGGAAGGCGTCAAGCACAACCAGCAATAGAAGCTGCTAAACAAGAAGCAATAGCGGCTGATATTGCATTAAAAGCTGCAAAAGAAAAATTAGATGCTTACCAACAAGAAGTTGGGCTTGCTTATGCTAGAGAACGTATTAACGCTCAAATTGATGCCCAGAACGAACAAGGCATCCGTGACCTAGAAGAACAGCAAAGACTTCAAGACGAGTTTAATAGGAAACTAGCAAAAGCCCATGAAATTTATGCCAAGACTAGGCTAGAAGCTGCTGGATTAGCACAAGAAACTGCAAACGCCATAAACGCCCTAAATCAGATGAAGATTGAGTTTTCTCCGGGCGGACAGACTATGATGAAGTATGGCTCTAGATCACCTACCTTAACCCCTGAGCAACAGGCTTTTGCTGATAGGAATACTCCTAAAAACATTAGTGTTGTCGGCAGTTCTGGTGGTGGTGGCGGAGGTGCAGGTATTGGGGGTGAAACCCAAGAAGAATACATTGCCAAACTTGTTCGTGAATACGACATGAAGAAGAAGTCTCTTGGACTTACAGACGAACAAGTCAAACGCACTGAGTTTTTGTTTAGCCTAGATGAAAAACTAGCTGACATGAAGACTAAGCGGTCTGAGGTAGAAATCGAGACTGAGAAACAGAGGACTATTGCAGCTTACGATGCTTATGCTGCTGCTGAAAAACAAGCTGCTATTATGAGTACTGTAACGAGTTCGCTTGAGAATATGTTTATGTCGTTTGTGGACGGAACTAAGTCTGTTGGGGATGCCTTCAAAGGTATGTTAAGAGACATTATCTTGCAAATCTATCAAGAGCAAGTTGCTAAAACTGCTGCCACTGGTATTGGAAACTTTCTTAGTGGGTTGTTTACATCCGCTAATGGTAACGTCTTTCAAGGCGGTAGTCATGTTAGTGCGTATGCTAATGGTGGTGTTGTTGGTTCTCCTACTTACTTCCCGATGTCAGGTGGTAAGACAGGTCTGATGGGTGAAGCTGGTCCAGAAGCTATTATGCCTCTTAAGCGTGGTTCTAATGGTAAACTTGGTGTTCAAGTAGACGGTAATAGTGGTGGTAGTGTGGTTGTCAATCAGACTTTCAACTTCTCTGCTAATGGTGACGAAAGTGTTAAGAAGATCATTGCTCAAGCTGCACCACAGATTGCTCAAATGACACAACAAAAAATCATGGATAGTCGTCGTCGTGGCGGCTCTATGAAAGCAGCATTTGGTTGAGGATATAACATGGCTATGAGTTCCTACTATCCCCTAAGTACTCCAACTACTATAGGGATTGAGAGCATTACAATCCGAGCAGTTAATGCTGTGGCTACTTCTCAGTCCCCCTTTACCTATAAACAACAGATAGTTTCCCACCAAGGACAACGATGGGAAGCCTCTGTCTCTATCCCCTCTACTCGTAGAGTCTTGTCTGCTGAGTGGACCGCTATGTTAGTGGCACTTAAAGGCCAGACTGGAACCTTCCTTCTTGGCGACCCTGACTATGCTACCCCAAGGGGGAATGTGTCTAGTTGTGTTGTTACTGGAACTGCTGGAAGTGAAACTGCTTCTGTTGTTATGACAGGAACACTTAAAGCTGGGGACTATATTCAGTTGGGGGCTGGGAGTTCTGCTAGACTGCATAAAGTTCTTCTTGACAAGACTGGAAATGGTTACTTAGAAATTTGGCCTAATCTGCGTAATACCTATACAAGTCAAGCTGCTATCTTTAACAATGCTAAAGGTCTTTTCAGACTAAATAAAAATGTGAGTGAGTGGTCTATAAATAATGCTAGTGCATATGGTATTAGCTTTGAAGCTGTAGAGGTAATCGTATAATGACCGATAAGAAGATTTCAGAACTAACTTCTATTACAGGTGCTGTCCTAAGTGACACTGACCTTATTCCTGTTGTAGACGTTAGTGTCTCAGAGACTAAGAAGATTACTTTTGCTGAGTTTAAGAATGCCTTAGATACTAGCACAGGTTTTGTTCGTCTTACTGGCGACACTATGACGGGAACCCTTGTTGCGCCTTCTGTTACTGTAACTGGCAATAGCACCCTAGGTAATGCAACTACTGATACAGTGACTATCACTGCCGAGGTAGCATCTAACTTGAACCCTTCGGCAGACAATCTTTACGATCTTGGCGCTGTTGGTGGAGAGTGGCGTAATCTATACGTTACTGGAACTGCTAATATTGATTCTCTAATTGCAGACACTGTTGATATTAACGATGGAACTATCGACAGCGTTGTTATTGGGGGTACTACTGCTGCTGCTATTACTGGCACAACTATCACTGGCACTTCATTTGTATCTTCTGGTGATATGAGTTTTGGAGATAATGATAAAGCCCTTTTTGGTGCTTCTGATGACCTTTCAATTTATCATAGTGGGGCTGCTAGTTTTATTTGGCATACGGGTGTAGGAGATTTGCTCATCGCAGCAGATGACCTTACTTTTGTAAATGGTGCAAATAGCGAATTAAAAGCAAAATTTATCACTAACGGTGCGGCTCAACTCTATCACGATAATTCCTTAAAGTTTGCTACTACAGCTACTGGTGCTGATGTTACTGGCACTCTTTCTGCTGATACTGGTGCATTCACTACCCTAACCTCAACAGGTGGTGCTATCAATGGAACAGTAGGTGCTACTACTGCATCTACTGGAGCATTCACTACCCTGTCGGCCTCTAGCACAGTGTCTGGGACTGGTTTCTCTACCTACCTAGCTTCTCCCCCCGATATTGGTACTACTGCTGCTGCGGCTGGTTCATTTTCTGCTATCTCAATGCCCGCTGGCGCAACGGGAGATAAAACAATAAAAATTGGTGTTGGTAGGACAGGTACGGGCAATAGTTACGTGGACCTTATTAACGACGCCACCTATCCTGCTTTTGGTACTCGGTTTATTAGGTCTGGCGGTGGGGCCACTACGATTTCCCATCGGGGAACCAGCACCATGACCATAGAAACGGTTGATGCTGCCGTCCTGAGTCTAGATACTACTGGTACGCCACGTATATCCATTGGCGCTACTGGTGTTGTCACTATCTCAAACTTGGCTGGTACTGGCTCTCGTGCAGTGAACGCAAGTGCAACAGGCGTTCTTTCTGCCGCATCCGATAGTCGCCTAAAGCAAGAGGTTCCAACTGCTCCAATTCCGGGATTGGCAGAAGTCATGCAGCTTGAGCCAAGAGCATACAAGTGGCTTGATGATATTGAAAACCGTGGGGACAATGCTGCCGTTGAAATTGGTTTCTTCGCAGATGAAGTCAAAGACATTATCCCCTCTGCTGCTCCAATGGGTAACGATGGATATTACGGCTTCTATGACCGTGCTGTGACTGCTGCCTTGACTAAAGCTATCCAAGAGCAACAAGTGGTGATCCTTGCACTTGAGGCTCGTATAGCCGCACTTGAAGCAAAATTTGTTTAACTAACTAAAATCTAAATGACCCGATAGGAGACAGACTGTGAGCAGAGATTTACTACCTCATATTATTGAGGCTCTAAACAATGAAGTAATCTACCCTTTCTTTGCTCTTGAAATGCTTTTTGATGGCAACCAAACACTCCGTCTCTGGACAGGTGTAGGGACACTTATCTATGAAGGCAACAGTTGGTTTGGCACTGGTAATATGCTAAACATTGAATCTGTTCAGGAAACCTCTGAAATTTCAGCTAAGGGTGCATCTGTTACTCTTAGCGGAGTTCCCTCAGAAGTCCTATCACTGGCCCTCTCAGAGCCTTACCAAGGGCGGGTTGCTAACATTTACTTCGGAACCTTCTCGTCTGGTCAGCTTAAGACTGAGGGTTCTGACTTTATTCTTTTAGAAGACGATTCAATAATCCTTCTTGAAAGAACTGAGACAGGTTTTGCGAACATCTTTTCTGGTTATATGGACCAGATGAACATTGAAGAAACTGGGGAAACCTCAACTATCCAGTTAAACCTAGAGAATAAACTTGTTGACCTCGAAAGAGCAAGGGTTGCCCGCTACACACACTCTTATCAGAAGTCCCTTTACCCAGCAGACCGTGGATTAAATTTTGTTGAGAGCCTTCAAACTAAAGTCTTTGCTTGGGGTAAAAAGAGTGAGAATTGAGTTTAAGCAAGAGTTCTTATCTCAAGTAGAAGAAGAATGTCAAGAACTGATTAGGTTGCATTGGGAAGAAATTGCCTTAAACAAAGATAAGATTAAACTTGACCCAGACTGGGAAGCCTATCATTATCTAGAGCAACAAGGTGCATTAAACATCTTTACTGCTAGACACAACGGAAAACTTATTGGTTACTTTTCTGTCTTTACAGCAAAAAACCCCCACTACAAAGACCATCTGTTTGCATCCAGTGATGTAATCTATCTACACAAAGATTTTCGTAAAGGCTTTATTGGGGTTAAACTAATTAAGTTTGCAGAAAAGTGTTTGAGAGAGAATGGGGTATCTATTCTTAACATCAACACTACAGTTCATCAACCTTTTGATCCAATTCTAAGTAGGCTTAGATTTGATTTGGTCGAGAGGGTTTATTCTAAGTATTTGGGAGACTAAACATGGCTATGGCTGCTGGGGCGTTTATTTTAGGTTCTGCTAGTACGGCTGCTGCTGTGGCCACTTATGGGGCTTTTACAGTCTATGCAGTGGGTTTTGTTGCTACCACAGCCGTTACAAATGTGATTCTTAGGGCTTTAACACCAAAACCAAGTTCTGCTACAAACACTGGTGGGTATAATGTAACAGCCAATGGTACTGCACTAGATCATCAAATTATTTATGGCCGTGTTAAAATTGCTGGCGCTAGGGTATATGATAAAACCACTGGAACTGGTAACAAAATCTTACACAGGGTATTAGCTTTTTCTGGGCATGAAATTCAATCTTTTGATCAGATTTACCTAAATGATGAACTTCTGACCCTTGATGGTTCTGGTAATGTAACCTCTCCTGCTCGTTACAACGGCTATGTTAAAATCAACAAACACCTTGGTGCTAGTAACCAAACGGCTGATTCTAATATGGTTGCAGACATTTCTGAATGGACCTCAGAACATAGACTTCGTGGGATTTCTTATCTATATGTTAGATACACTTTTAATGCTGACGTTTTCCCTAATGGTGTTCCAGAAATAACTGCTGTTATCAAAGGCAAAAAGATATATGACCCAAGATCAGGACTGACAGCTTGGTCAGACAATCCTGCCCTGTGTATCAGAGACTATTTGACCCAGACTGGCTATGGAATGGGGGAACTTGCAGCTAACATTGATGATGATTTAGTTATTGCTGCTGCCAATGTTTGCGCCCAAACTAATACTACTGCGGGTACAACTCGTTATACTTGTAATGGTGCATTTACGACAAGTGCCACCCCTTACGATATGTTGTCTTCTTTGTTGACCTCTATGGGGGGAACTCTGTGGTATGCTCAGGGTAAATGGAGAATGAAACCTGCCTATTGGACAACTCCTGTATTAACCTTAGATGAAAACGATTTACGTTCTTCTATCAGCCTTGTTACACGGCATTCTCGTAGAGACAACTTTAACTCTGTAAAGGGAACTTTTAGGGGAGAAGAATCTAATTGGCAGACAACAGATTTTCCAGCAGTAACTAACTCAGCCTTTGTTACAGCAGACAATGGACAGAGTTCTGTAGTTGATTTGTCGTTACCTTTCACTGACAACTCTATTGAAGCCCGCCGTATCTCTCGTATTGTTCTTGAAAGAAATAGACAGCAACTAACAGTCTCTGCAAGTTTTGGTCTTCGTGCCTTTGAAGTTCAAATTGGGGATAATGTCTATCTAGACAACACAAGATTTGGTTGGGATAATAAGGCATTTGAAGTTGTAGCTTGGACTTTTGGTTTAGTTAATGGACTTGACCTTCAAGTTAATATGACACTAAGGGAAGTCTCAGCTAACGTATTTGATGAAATCAATGACGGGATTGTCTATGAACGAGACAACACAACCCTTCCATCACCTTTCTTTGTCCCTGCTGTTGGGGTAAACGTAACTGCCAGCGCACAAGTTTCTAATCAGAAGATAACTAACATTGCTGAGATTCTAGTTACCTCAGACAGTCCCGAATTTGTTGATAAAGTTGAATTGGAGTTCAAGAAAAATTCCTCGTCTGTGTGGAAATCTGCTGGGAATGGACCTCTTGGCGTCTTTGAGATAGTTGGTCTTGAAGTAGATTTCTATGACTTTAGGGCTAGGGCAGTAAATACTTTTGGTATTCGAGGTGATTTAACTACCCTTACGAAAGTTGAAATTAATCCCTTTACAGGACCACCTTCTGATGTAACAGGTTTCTTTATTGAGATAGCTGGTAATAGTGCTTTTCTTAAATGGGAACCTATTCCAGACCCTGACTTGTCTCACTATATTATTAAACACAACCCTGCTACCACTGGGGCTACATGGAACAACTCCTCTACTCTGGTCCAAAAAGTAGCAAGACCCTCTACAAGCGTAGCTGTCCCTGCTCGTTCTGGAACTTATCTTATTAGAGCCTTTGATAAAGAGGGTTTTTTAAGTGAACAAGATGGGTCTTTTGTTGTAGCTGCATCCCTTATTCCACCATTGGGGACATCAACAACAAAAACTGAAAACCCAACTTTTGCTGGAACTAAGACTAACGTAGTTCTGGTATCTAATAGTATTCAGATTGATAATACAACTGCTGCTACTCCAACAGGAACTTATTTCTTTAATAATAAGGCAGACCTTACTCTAGTTAGAAACGCTAGGGTTACTGGTTATGTAACCTTTAGTCGTATATACGATGGTGCAAGTTTGTCTTGGGATACTATTCCAAACCTCTGGGATAGTTGGCCAAATGTTTGGGATGATTGGACTGATCCAACTGCCTCTTTTGGTGGGGTAGATGTTCAAATTTATGTATCTTATACTGATGACGATCCTGCAAGTGGTGGGGCTGTTTGGTCTAATTATTACCTTGCTTCTGGCTCTTTCTTTATCGGGAGAGGTTTCAGATTCAAAGCTGTTCTTAGCAGCACTAATACGAATTATACCCCGAATATCACGGCACTTAGTGTCGTCGTAGAATACTAATAAGGATCACCTGATATGAGTCAACATGACTATGATATTGCAAATGCTACTGCACCTAATGCCAGAGCAGATATTAACAATGCCCTAAAGGCTCTGGCATCTACCTCTTCTGGCGGAAGCGCCCCTTCAACTACATATGCCAATATGATCTACTACAACACTACAAATAATGTTTTCTATAAGAGAAACGAGGCTGATAGTGGATGGGTTAATCTTGGTACTGTAGACGAGACAGCTAACACTTTTACTCCAAGTTCTCTAACTTTTACCCCAGTTCAACAAGGTGGTGGTACGGGGCAAAATACCAATAAAATCTATCTTGGTTGGTCAGGCACTAACTTAAAAGTCCAAATTGATAGTTCTGATCAAGGTGATATTTTAACGGATACAAATTTTCAAGCTAAACTCACTGATAAACTTGCTGATGGAACCCTTAACGCCGTGGGGACATATGCGTTTTTAAGTGTGGGTCTTAATAATATAAACCAGACTTCGGGTAACAATGTCAGCGGCAGCGCCCTGAAATACGCATCCCTTCGGTCAGAATATTACGCTGGTGGGACAAGTGCCGCGCAATTTGAGATAAGTGCAACATCACCATCTGGAACTTGGAAGCTGATGGGGGATTCGTTCACTGGTGCCAGAAACAACTTTACCAGTCTATTTTTGAAGGTAGCAGGATAATGGAATACCGTAACTCAAAACACATCGGTCAGAACCGTATTGACTGTGAAATCAATCATCCTACCCTTGGATGGGTTCCTTTCACGTGTGACGCAAGAGAGGTTGGTGAGCAGTTCGACAATAAAGAACTCTACAGACGCCTTAACGCTGACCCTGCCACAGCCGCTTATGTTCCCCCAACACAGGAAGAAGTAAATGCAGCAGCAGAAAAGCAAGTTCGTCTTCAAAGAGACCGTATTCTTGCAGTAGTAGTTGACCCTCTAGTCAGCAACCCACTACGCTGGGCTGATTTGTCTGTAGAACAACAAGAGGCATGGGCTGATTATCGTCGTGCCTTGTTGGATGTTCCTCAACAGTCTGGCTTCCCTACTAACGTAACTTGGCCCATTAAACCAGAGTAGCACACATGACCCAATATAAACTAAACACCAGAAGCCTACAGAACCTATCGGGGGTCCACCCAGACCTAGTTGCTGTTGTCCAAGCAGCTATTAAGATCACTAAGCAAGACTTTGTTGTGATTGAGGGTATCCGTAATATTAACCGTCAAAGAGAACTTGTCAAGGCTGGTAAGTCTAAGACTATGAACTCCCGTCATCTGACTGGTCATGCTGTAGACATCTGCCCTAGTCCTGTTGATTGGAACGACAAAGACAAGTTTGAGGCCATTGCTACAGCTATGAAGAAGGCTGCTAAAGACCTTAAGATTCCCCTAGACTGGGGTGGTGACTGGACTACCTTTGTCGATATGCCACACTTCCAACTCCCCCACAAGGAATATCCAGCATGAGTGAGGAAGATACTCTCAGGCGCATTGAGAAGCTAGAAGAAGAAATCTCTAGACTTTGTGCGACAATCAATGAATTGAACCTGACTATTGTTGTTCTGAATAAGACAGTAGAGAGTATGAGCCTAGCTGAAAAGCGTAGGGCAGAACTTAGGGACAAGTCAATCTTATTTGTTGTTGGTGGGATTATCTCTGCTATCCTAGGATGGGTTATCAGCGGCGGTCTAATCAAGTAAGGATAATCTGTGCCTATCAAGAAGACTTTCAAAAGGGAAATAGCTGTAGCCCTATTACTATGGCTTGCTTATGTAGTAGAGGTGAAAGATGTCTCTGTCGTTGAAGTCATTATCTGGCCGATCTTTGCGTTCCTTGGTGCTGCCTTTGGTCTTGATGCTTACTCTAAGCAGTTGCAGCAGCGGTTTGACGGGGTTTCTAATGGGGGGCGGACCCAAGATAGCAGCGAATACCCAAGTGGGGAAAACCGTCTCCCAGACGATAGGAACCACGAATAATGTTGAACAAAGAGTAGAAGCACCTGTCATCAGTCGTGACCTTGTTCAGTCTAGTGACACTACTAAGGTCAAGGCTGAGAGTGTAGGGACTGTTGAGGTTAGTAACACAGAACCTTGGATGATCCTGCTGCTTATCCTTGGGTGGTTACTCCCATCACCTAATGAGATTGGCAGATGGATACTAAGTCTCTTTAAGCGTAAAGTTAAATAGAAAAAGCCGCAGGCGTCCTTGAGTGGATACCTGCGGCTTCATTTATTTCTGGGGGTCTTTATCTAGGTCATATAGGATTGAGCCTACTACAACCTGAGTGTCGTCAACCTCTTGGGTCAGACTTGCTACTTTCCAACATAGATAGAGGGAAACAACAAGCTGGACGATTACAGCTACATACCAAATCTCAATCATCTTTTACAACCCCTTGAAGGCGGTCTAGATACCAAGCCGCTTTATCCAAGTCTTCGTTGGGTTTACCTTTCCAACGCCAGCGATGCAGATACTTAGCGATGTTACCACGAAGGTATCCGATATATTCTTCTTTAGTAAGGAAGTCTTCAATGTATTCGATACATTCGATGGTGCCTTGACCATAGTGGGGTGGACTATTTACAGCATCCTTACTTTTTGTTGCATCATCGTAGTCATTCCCAGTGACAACCTTATAGACTTTCTTTAGTCGAGGCAAGTCCAAAGGAACATTGTTATCAAGCATACCCCACCAAAAATCAATACCTTCTGGTGTTTCACTAAAAACAAAAGTGCTGTCAAGGTCTTCAGGGGACTTTTCTTCAATCACCTTAACCAAATCTGGGAGATAAATATCAACTTTTCTCCAAGCCTGTTCATCAAAATCTTTAAGAGTTTCACCAAGTTTCCGTTTAGCCATATTATAGTTTCTCCATATGAAAGATTCTAGCCCACTGTGCGCAAATGTCGCTGCGAACAATATCCTCAAGTCCAAACTCAATAATAGGAATAGGCAACAGATGCTTCTTAGCCAAGTGGATAACTCTAGATAAGCCATCAGCTTCTTTAAGATCAGATTGTTGCACATCCCCATTGAGAACGATAGTAGAGTTTTCTCCTACCCGTGTCAATAGCATTTTCAATTCATGGGTAGTAATGTTCTGAGTTTCATCAACAATGATAAAGGCATTATCAAAAGAACGTCCCCGCATCAAGGCTAGAGGGGCCATTTCAATGTTGCCAGACTTAATGGCAGTATCTACAGCACCCTTTCCCAGATGCTTCTCTAGCACGTCTAGGACAGGCAAGGCCCAAGGCTTAGTCTTTTCCTCTAGGTCGCCCTTAAGGAACCCCAAGTCCTTCCCTACAGCGATATGTGGTCGGGTAATCACAATCTTGTCGATCTTCTTAAGAGTATAAAGATCAGCAGCATATGTCGCTGTAACGTAAGTCTTGCCAGTTCCTGCTGGCCCCAATACAAAGACTTGACTACTAGTCTTTAGGGCATCTAGGAACTCTTTCTGTTTCTCTGTTCGAGGGACAAGACCTGAAACAGTTTTAACATCAGCGTTCTTATACTTAGTGACACGCTTAGACTTACGAGAACCTTGGCCTTCATCATCAGGGATCATAGCGGACCTTCTTTGAACAATTCTTCTAGTGCTGTGTATCCGCCGATTGGCCGATTACTTTTATCAAAAATCAAAGGGACTGTGGTAAACCCAGAGTTTGCCATAAGGTTTACAAGCCACCTATTAGTATCGAGGTCTAAATATTTGTATTCTTCTCCTTTATTAAAGAGCAAGTCCTTTGCTTTATCACACCATTTGCAATTAGGACGACCAATAATTGTGTACATACCCTTTAGTTTCCCTTGTATATAATTGGTCTACTCACGGGGACTCGGACCCCGAACCTAGAGATTAGAAATCTCTTGCTCTATCCAGTTAAGCTATGAGTAGTATCTTTACTAGCAGGACAAGGGGCGCTATAACCCTAGGCCAGAGGCTCATTACGCCAGTGACCCATCCCTAATTCCCTTGTGGGCGATCAACTCCACTCACTGTGTAGACATCCACAGTTTAGGACCAAATAGTCAGCCCTCGGTTAGACGCTTATTCTTTACTTTCTATCTGTCTTTGATATGAAACCTAGGACAAAAACTAATCCTGTCCTAGGGTTTGTAACAATTAGGTCAAGTCAACAATCTCACAAGAACCAGAGACGCAACTTAGTGTCTGTGATCCTGACGTATTGTCCTCACCTTCATACTCTGAAAGTTTGGCCCAGTCAATAGATTCTGGCATTACAGACAACAAAGTTTCATAGTCTGTTTTACCAATCTCTTGGTAGGGGGCTTGCTGATAAGTGTGTTCATTGTATGGCAAGAACGACACACCTGACATTTCATCAAAGTGCTTATAGACGAAAGCACCTACCTCAAACCATTCATCCTTCTTGACGTTGATAGTGACAGAAGGCTTATGCTCACACCAATGACGCTGATAGGCCAGCCACATCTCTAGCTGGTCGATAGCACTTAGGTCAGCCGTTACTACTGCCCCCTCTGGTGCCTTCATAGGGAAGCTGAACACGGTAGTCTGTGTAGGCTTCATCACATCAGGCTCAGATGGAATACCTTGGTCCTTCATAAACTGCGTCAGAGGGTCTTTATTGTCACCACGAACAGTGCGGATATAATACTGACTATGACGTGCATGGATACCAGAAGCACTATCAACCAACTGACTGACTGTCCCAGAAGGTTTGACACAAGTAATCGCAGCAGCAACAGGGATGCCAAGACGTTCAGCCCACTCAGCGTTTGTAGTAATAGCAACATTCTTTAGATGCTCCAATGTTTGAGAGAGGCCAGCATTCTTTGTTGTCATCAGGGGGTTGTCCATAATCCCCGTCAGTGAGACACCCAACAAGCGTTCTTCTTCTGTGTTGGTTTGCCAAATCTTACGCAAGTAAGGGAACTTGGTGTAGGTTGACTGGATCGTACCCAAGATGGTAGCTAGACGAACTTTCCTTTCTAAATCTTTTAAGGTGTCTGTTGCACGAACAACACACTCGGTTAGGTTGCAAAATTGGTATGGTCGAAGAATAATTTCACTGCCTCACACTGTGGGGTTACATTAGCATACCCACTCGTGCGCTGGACTATCGCATACACTACACGTCTTTCCAATTCTTACCAGTTCTAATGAAGCTGATAACATATGGCTTTACACCAAACATAACTGCAATCTCTGGGTTCTTTAACCCCTTGTCAAACAGTTCATACTTTATCTTAACCACATCTGCTTCGCTAAGGATTGCTTTGGGGTTCTTTTCCCCTTTGACAATATCCTTGTAGCTTTCAGGATTATTCTTGTGGTTAAGTTTGGCCCTTTCAGAACGGGCTTCCTTAGTATCTTTGGTGGCAATCCCACGTAGAGTTCCCTCTGACGTTTTCTTGCTGTGTCTTAGACTGTTAGTTCGATCAGCATACCACTCAGGCTCAACACCAATCTCTCCACCCTTTTGTAAATTCCAACCAATGTTTTGCGTTGGTCGATAGTTTGCTTCTAGGGCAAGGGCTTCTTGTAAAGAAGACACCTCATGGATTACAGACCAAATAAGGTCCGTATGATTACGAAGTTTTCCAGCTACAATACTGTTGCCTTTATTCTTCTTGTGTTCCCGAACTCTCTCTTTTAAGGCTTTCTTGGTAATACCAATGTAACCTTGTGTGTAGAGGTCTGAGTGTTCTTTTTCTCTGATCCAATAGACAATCATCATAGTGTCCCCTTCGCTTAGTCTCTCACGCTACCATTACGCTTGCGCCCTGTCGTCTTGCTACAGACTTCCAAGTCAATCAGAAGGGGTTTTCAATCCGCACATAGACGCTTACGGATTAGTACCAAAGTCATAATCAGTCTTGCGACGACCGTTCTTAGCTGCTTGCTTCTTAGATGCCTGACGATTGAAGATGCCACGCTCACCAGAACCAGATTCTACTAGAGCCATCCATTCACGCATGAAGCTAACAGCATCTGGTTTCTCAGTATAGCTTACAGAGTTATTAGCCAAACCACGTTGAGGGTTGTTCTCCCACCAGTTGCCAGACTTAGCATAGCGCATACGATCATCTGACAGGTTAGATAGAGAAATCATAGCTGAACGACGAACACCACCAACTACAACAACTTCACCAATCTTACACATAATGTCGTGACATTCAAGAGAAGACAGCTTACGACCCTTAGCAGTAATAAAGGTATTGATAACAAAGTTAAACAAGTCAATCAGTGGTGCTGGACCTGATGCACGACCACCGAAGGTCTTCAACTTAGCACCAGCAGGACGAACCAGAGATACATCCCACTTAGGGATTTCACCAGAGTAAAGCAAAGCAATCACTTGACGCAGAGCCTTAGCCCAACCTTCTTTGCTATCCTTGACTACTACGACAGTCTCAGACATAAACATATTCTCAGGAATGTCTGGCAGCTTACTGATGAACTGACGCTCTACAGAGAAGCCTACACCAGTGCCACAGAGCAAGATGAACATAGCCTCGTCAAAGGACTTGGGGTCGTCTACAGGCATATAGGAGCAATTGTAGCCAGCAGTATTGTCACGCTCTAAGGCAGGACCAGCAGTCATTACAGCCCGCATAGATGGCATAACGTCTAGGCTAAGGATAGCAGCTTCAATCTCCCCTTCTGTCTCAGGCAAAAGCCAAGAGTAGTCAGGGTTGTCTTGATTATCTACTTGGGCTTTTTCAATAGCTGGGGCAACCACATTCTTGATGTAACGTGCGACAGTCTCTCCCCAATTCTCACGACGACCTTCTTCCTCAATCCAACGAGCATAACGAGAAGTTGCAATGAAGGACTGGTAGTCAGTTGGCAAATAGTTATTGTTGTTCATTCTTTTTCTTTCCTCGTTTTTCCAAATCGTGTTCCAGCCAGATCAGCATATCAATATCACAGCGACTGATACCAATATCTCGTAGTGTTTTGTCGTCCATAGCATTCAGTTCTTTGATAACTGCACGATGTTTACGCCAAGTCTTCACATAGCGTAGCCAACGGATTACCCAACTTTGATTAAGAAGTTTTTTCATACAATATCATCCAGTTTCACTTTAGGATAGTCTTTGTTCTTGATAATCTTACCATCTTCCCGACGATGGATAGTGCCATCAGGTTGAATACAACGACCAAGATTATTGACATGGACACGACGAAGGGCTTCATCAAGGTCATAACGTCTGGCATTAGCATAACCATAGATTACATAGACCAGATCAGCAAGTTCTTTAAGTTCATCTTCACCATAGGCAGTTTCTGTCCACTCTTGGTATTCTTCTGAAATCAGCTTTTGATAAAGATAATAATCAGGCTTCTGATCCAGAACTTTACTAAACTCTTTCACCATTTCCATAACTGACACTTGTTCTTCCTTCTCTTTTGTTGGCTGATTATAGTATTGCCACATGATATTGTTGTCGTCCATGTCTTCGATGTCTTTAGCAGTAATCAACTGACAGTTCTCCTGTTGTGTGCAGCAGATAAACATTTGATGCAGACATTAGACTGATCTTCCATAAAACTCTGTCTGCCCTTTCTTGTGTGCATCAAACAAATACCAGCAGCAGTTATCTTTACCTGTTCCCTTACTACCTTCAATCCACTTAACCCTACCAATAGAGACTACCTTAGCACAATAAGTCATGTAAACAGCAGATTGCTTGGTGTGCATCCAGTCAGCATCAAACAACAACCAAGTCGGGCATATATCAATCCAGTGGTCAATGAAGTGGTGCAAGAAGTCTCTCTCCCAAGGTGGGTTAGTGATACACATATCTACAACACCGTAGCCACCAAAGTCAAGGGTTAAAGCATCAGCCTTGTAGATACCAGACCCTTGTGGTTCAATATCAGACTGATACAGGCATTCTCCATGACCTTCTGTCAAATCCCAGATATGTTTAACTAGACGACCATCCCCCGCACAAGGTTCTACATAATCAAATGTATACGGAAGATGGTCGATTAGTGGCATAACTGCTTCGATTGGTGTTGGGTAGTAGTCCCGTTCAACCCTCTCGAAGTTACTACGTTTTCCCATACTGTCGCCCTAGTGCCTCAAGACTAATCCACTGGGGTTCATAGACACCATTCTCAACTTCACGCTTCACAAAGATGCCTTTAGCCCATTCAAGATTCGCCTGACCAGCCCATCCTTCTTCCGCGCCCTTAAAACACCCAGCCACAAGACCAATGATAGGTCGAGGATGGGCAGAGTCTTTGAAGTACAGGCTGCGCTTATGACTGTGACCACAAGTAGAACTATGATTACGATTACTGATCACACTATAGGCATGGTGTTTTCCAGAGGTAGCAGTTCCGTAGTTCCCAGAACTAAAGTAGTGGGCGTAAGAGATACCATCGTAATCAGCAATGGATGGTGCCGAATTGTGGTATTCGTGATAGTCATCAAACCAATGGTCAGTTTGCAGATGACTGAACGAGATACCATATTTAGAACCTTCTAGTCGTGGGTCAACAGCAATGGCTTTTTTGATACGGTTCTCATGGTTTCCTTCAAATCCAATATAGTATGGACTTTTACGTTTATTGTGTCGAAACTTCCATCGCATACGTTCCATAGCATCATTATAGTGTTCGATGTCTTCTGCATAAGATTGAGATACGATAGC